GCAACATTCTCAGGTGAGACAATAAATCTATAAGTATCCTGTGACATTATTGTGGAGGGTTTACATATTCATACCATTTTATGGGAATGTTGGTCCCCAACCTTTGTCCACTTGTATTTAACACTTGGTAAGTTTGTGTTTCATAATCAAGTTTTACTGTATAATATAAAAATTGTGTGCTATCAAAAGCATATTTGTTTCCCGTTAAATAAACTTGAGGTCCATTTGTAAAGTCCAATGGATTTGTACCTCTACCGGTCATCATTCTTGTGAATTGTCCAGTTTTAGCATTAAAAAACTTTGCTGACATATAGAATGTGTCGATATTGAGAAAATTTCTTTTCTTTAACCAATAGATAAAAAACCCTTCTTTATCTCCAACATAATCTAAAATGAACTGTGGTTTTCTAATATTAACCAAAGTTCGTTGCATTTGGGTCTCCATCATTAAACCTTGTTGTGTTGGCAATATTATCGTAAGATAATTTGTTTGTTGTTTCTCATCAGGAGTATCATAAAAATCCAACTTGAAAAATGAATTGGAAAATACATCATCGTAATAATAAACCTCTTGTGGTGTAAACCCTTCACTTAAATAATTGATCCTCCAATTACTTAGGTCATTCATATTACCCCCTGAATAAAAATAAAATTCATAATTGATTAGTGTGTCATTTGTAGTTCCTGTTGCAGGCGCGTGAGCAAATCTCGAAACCTCAAAATCTCTACCGTCACCAATGACTTCTTTGATTACTTTGGTCTCGTACTCATCAATCGCCAAGTCCAACCCCAAATAATCCCACTTGAGTTCCACAGGTATGTTGATTTGTTTATCAACACCAACATTTTGTTTAATTACAAATTTATTCACACTCATCTATTAGTGGTTTTATTGCGAAGTCAAATCCGTCAAGATTATCGTTATAATTTATTCCTTCAGGAATCAATCTAAAAATCGCCTGAGTATAAGGGTAGTGGGCCGAGTTCAAGTATGGATAATCAACACCACGTCCTAAGTTGTCTATAAACCCATAGGTATAAATATCCCTCCATCGAAACTCTTGGTCTGTGGTCGAATAAAATGCCCAACTCGGAACATTGTCAATTTCTCCTAGTTCTCCAGTTTCAATATAATCCGAAAACACTTTCAACACCATTGAGTTGTGAGGGTTATAATAATAACCTGATGAGTTTGTAGAAAAATTGTTTGTTGTTTGAAATACCGTTTGATTAAACTTTATCTTATGGTAATATGGCGATACAACACGTTCAACTTGTTCATAGTCATTCCACTCACAGAAATCACCGTCCATTATATCACCAGGTTTCAAATCCAAATTATAATTAAATGTTTTTGTCGCACCATTGGTGAGAGTATATGCTGAAACAGGTATGTTTGTATTTGACCTTTGATTATTCAAATCCCACCAAGGAGTTGGAGTTTTTGCCAAATTGAATCCCCACCCTTGTTTCAACCCAACACTATTGAATGGTTGATTAAAATATCCTGAATATCCTTTATTAACTATTGTTAAACTAATTTCATTCAAAGGTCTTTTTTGGTTATCCAACAAACCCGCAAAGTTCAAATCATAGTTAGATGTTACATCATAAGCATTACTACTTGTCTTTTGAGATATTCGTGTAACATTGTTTGGTGTTATCGAACTATATTCAAGTTTCCTCTCTTCACCAAATACATTTTTTTCGAATCCTGCTTTGGTAATCGCAAGGTCCGTAAGGTTAGTTAAGACCTTATATTTCTTAACATAATATTTAGATCTTGTCTCTGTTAGGTTGTCGGGATTAATAACTCTTCTAAATGTTCCAATTGTCCCATTATTAAATGTAGAACCTGTGAATCCAATATTGAATAAGTTAAATACATGTTTGTCACTTCCAAATAATCCATTACCAATAGAATAAACTTGGAATATGTTAGACCCACGATAAGTTAGTGATAACTCAACATATTCTCCTGTAGTCAAACCATGAGGTGCAATACAAATAAAAGAAACCAAACCATTACCATTCTGAGTATTGTTGACTATTGAAAATGGTATTCCACTAGATGCAATCCAATTCACATCATTATTAGTTGTTGAGTAATATGTTAATAGCCTATCACTATCATTTTCATAGGGATAGGTTATGTAGTACATCCAGTTATAGGTGTAAGCACTCTTAGCCTTATATTGGAAATGATTGTCCCCTACATTAGGTCTATAAAAATCAAATTCATAATATTGTGGGAACCCTTTCCAAATACCACTTTGTTTTGACCCTGTAGGGTCACTGTAATATAAGTTATATTGAAATGGTAAATAAGTTGTAGTACCTATATAAGCATTATCATACAAATATGTTATCTTAAATGTTGGCCTAAATATCGTACTTTCTTGTCGTTCATCGTCATAAATCTGAGCAAGATTCAACGTAGTTGTCCTATCGTACTCAGTGAGTTCTTGACTTTGCTCTTGAAGAGTCAAAGATATTTCCTCATCTAATGAAGGAGCGCCCTTATATCTAAGTCCACTTGGTATTATCGTATACTTATTCATCTACAGAATACTTTGTCTTAAATTTATCCAAAGCGGTTTCACCCACTATGGTTCCAAAATAAAATTGGAATGGGGCACCTACAACAAACTTTTGTTTTAACGCCCCCGTTGATTTATATGTTCCATCTCCAACACTTCCATTAACATTGAATATGTATCCACGAGCGTTTAAGTCATTGGATTCTGAATTGTCACTATAGAAATATGGTGTGTCAGAGGCATATCTATCTAATGATTGATACCTAACATTTTGAACAATGTCTGATGAAGATGTCGCCCATGTATTATTTTGATTTCCGAAAATAAGATTGGTATTATTTAATCTCCATTGATAAAAAGGTACCACCTGCGATTTTATACTATATGGATACGGATAATAACCTATATCATCAGTACCTCTAAAATTAATTCTACCAGGTGTCAAATAATCTTTAGTTTGTAAATCTTCTGTAGTAGATGAAAACCAAACCGCAATTGTTGGATTGGAAGGGGTACCTAAAATCGTTGTAGGCTGATTGGATTCACCTGGCACATTATCATAGTATTCAGGTGAGAAATTAATATTACCTATTTCACTATTAATAGACATCAGTTGTGCTAAATCCCCATCAATCCTTCTTTCATTTCTTGAGAATAATTGGTTGATACCGCTATCCCCTAAAGGTATTAATTGTTGTAAGAAATTCTCGTCAGTTATTCTTGACACTACAAATAGATTCACCAAGTCAGAAGCATCTCCGTAACTTGTAGGATTTATATTTGGAATAATATATCCTTTTGTTGTTGGGTCAAATGTAATTTCGGAATAGAACACGTCTTTCATACCTAAGTTAACCAACGTAGTCGGGAATAATAAATTCAAATCATTCACACTTCCATCATTATTTGTTTGTTTACCAACAAATCTGTTACTAATTTCACTATAAGGACTGCTTCTATAATAGAAATTATTACTATTCGTATTAAAATAGACAACATCTTTACAAAACTCTACTTTACCAACTTTATTTTGTTTGTTATAAAATGTATCAACTTGAACTGGGAACATATATAAAGAGCCATTAACCCAATTATTCATGAATGACTGTGATAATACTCCACGACATAGTCCATAGAAAAATCTGAACCTATATGCCCATTCGTTGAAGTTAGAAATATCTTTCGGTAAGTCTGATAATGGCCTTCTTAAAAACATATAACAACCTTTGTCTACAGCATCCTTTGTAGTACATTCTTGATTCACTTCAAAATTGTCTCCGAATCCTTTATAACAATCCAATCCCACCATATTTTCACAACTAAAGGTTGAAAACACTGTTAAATCATTTGGTAAACTTTCCAAGTCTGCAGTAGGTATTTCAGCTCCAGTAGTATAAGATGATAAATCTATCGGCTGGTCAAGGTCAGGAATTTCATAAAAAGTAAAATTATTGTTTTGTTGTAACAAAGCTGGATTTGTTGTCCAAGCACTTCCATTCAAAACATCTGAAGACGGCAACCTATCCGTTCTCATTACGTTTATCATCTTTGAAGAAATAGACATTGGAGTCGCAGTCAATTGCGGGTAAGCATTTGGAGTGAAATAGTCGTATCTTACATCACCATAGGTAAATGCAACTCCAGCAAAAATATTAGAGAAGATGTATGACGCACCTGAGACATCTTCAGACAAATCATACTTAGCAGCATTTTGGTTAGGTGAATAAAAATCATTATTAGTTTTTGTTACCATACCTCGAACTCCACCAATAATTTCATCACTTAATCTATTAGTATTAAAAGACGAATCTAAAGCCCCATAAAAACCAACTGTTGAAGTTGTAAATCCAGAAAAATCATTTCCAGCTTGGAAAAAATTAGATGGATAAAACATCGTACTTTGAGTAAAGGACTGTACAGACAAACTTGTCTGTGTCAATCTTTGGATAGGTATACTAGTTCTTGTTTCTGCTGTAAATATAAAATTAGAATCATCAATACTCTTTCCAAAAATTCTCCCAACGCTATACTCATTTACATATTTTGGTGAGTATGGGTCAACACCTCTTTGAAGTATTAATATATATTGTGTATCAATATCTGTGAAAACACTCATAGGATTAATCAAGAAATCATCATCTCTTGAATATCCCGTTCCAATAACTGATCTCTTCTTAGCCAAAGTTATTCTTGACGGAGCATTTAATACATTTGGAAATGTTTCTAAATTATTAGTATTCCATATTTTTACCGCATCCGCAATGGTAATCGCAGTAACAACTTGAAAATATTCTCTATCTTGCGGATAAACCTGTCTATTAATAGTACTACCTGTAGGTAAGGAATATGTTGTAGTTTGATTCGTTGTTTCAGTAACTGCGAAATCAACATCAACCAAACTTGACCCTTGAATTGTTGTTCCAGTAATTCCATTTACAACTCCATTCTGAGTCTGTGCAGTGAATAAAAAGTTCATATCTGAAGTTGTTGCAGGGTTTACAGTTGTCAGTAACTGTCCCGTCTGATATGCAGTATTCGAAAGTACTGTAATTGTATTATCAAAGTGAAATTTTCCTAAATTTGAATCTTTAGCAAAGGTGACTTTAATTCTATTTAATCCATCAAAATAAGATTTCCTTGTGTTAAATATATTAATTCTCTCCCCTAATGTTAAACTTTCAGCATATGCGAAGTGTTTCCTCTCATCTGAATCATCAGACAAAAACCTAACAACTTGCGAGACAGGTGTTTTGAATACATCTAAATCAGTTACAGAGTCATTATTTCCAGCGATTGCTTGTGAGAAAATTTCAGCTTTTAATTGAACATCTTCACTTGGGGTGCCATCCGACCCGAATAACGATTCTAATCCCCCAATATAGTTAGGGGGATATGAAACATATGATAAACTTCCTGACGTACCACCCAACAATGCTTGTGAGTCCACTTCTGCCTCATTACAAGAGCATGATTGGCACTCAGGATAAGTAATCATTGGTAGGCGTATTGTGAAATTCTTTGTTTCACATTTCAACCTCAAGGCATTACAAATAAATCCAAACGGCCGTACTTTAATTATAGGAATTTCTATTCCACACAAGAAACATAAAGCTTGTATAACAATTGTATAAATAAACAAAATGAAGTGGGCGTTTATCAATAATACCAATCCAACAAACTGAATCACCGTGAATATTATTGAAAACAAAAAAAACAATAAATCAAAATTTTTGAATCCGTCATTTACAGGAAATTTGTTTATTGAACTATCACATGTATCGTCATCTATTTCTTTAATTCCAATGAATCTTCCCCTACCACCTTTTTTATATTGGTCAATTAACGATGATACAGTATATACCCGATTGAATTGAAACTCATAAAACGTATCTTCACAATTTATAACTTCATCGAGTCTTTCAATTTGTTCTGATCCGACAAATCCATCAGTGTAGCCACTCCACGCCAATCCAAAATAGTACGAACTTTGTTGTTTTCTTTTACTGATTTGATTGGAAAAATAAGTTGGGTCTGTATTAGAATTAACCCATCCATATTCTTTAACATTGGGTAATAAATAATGTGGTCGTCGACTTTGTATTGTTAAGTCAGTTGGCTGTGTCCATTTAACCTTGAACCGGTATTTTGATTTAGTCGGTATTCCAATGGATTGGTCATTCGAAACAACTCTCTCCCCAAATTCATTTGTAATGACATAATCCAAATTCATGGGTAACTCTGTCAACCATGTTCCATCTCCATCAATAACATTACCCGCTTGTTCCAATTCAAATACTTCCAAAACAGGATTACCATCCACATCTTGGTCAGCGGTTTGTCTAATCGCTAATATTTGCCCTGGCCCTGAAGTCAACCCGCACAAATTACCCATGTTATCTTTGGGTTTACAATTTTTTCTTAACCTGAATTTGTCTGAAGTAGAAAAAACAGACCCCATGAAAACCGCGGTTGGTTGTATATCAACATTAGCATCATCCCGTAAATCGAAATCCAATCTGTTAATTGATATTTGACAAATTTCAGGATCCCCCCAAAGTGGTGAAATTTCTACACTTTTTGTCAGGTTAATGATTTGAGGTAATGAATTCAAATCATTTGATGTTCGAAATCTGTTACCAGCAACTTGTGCGTCTGTGGCTAAACCGATTCTAATTAAATCTTGAGGAGTTAAAGAAAATTCCCCGATGTCAGAAAGATCCACATCCATGACTATAGTTTGTTCCCCCAATGGAACACCCATAATCATATAGTCTCCACTATCATTAGTTTTTGTTGTAAACCTATAATACTTATCGTAAATTTCTACGGCAGTACTTCCTGTTAAAACATCCGATTTTGTTGGTAATGTTCCAGTCGCAGCGTGTTTCGAATATGAAGGAGTATATGGTAATAGATTGTATCGATACCCATCACTATTTTTATCACTCGGTGATTTGTATGGATAGATACTTGTTATCAATGGATTTGATTCGTCAACCTGTTCAATAGGTATGAATATAGAAACTCTGGCATTAGGTACCCCAAATCCATTATTTGCGGTGACTCTACCAACTAAAACGCCATAATCAGCACAACTTCTTGTGTAGATATCTGTTTGTTGTATTTTAAGAGATAAAATTTCTAAGAACTCAAATTCTTGGTCTAACTGTACATTAATTGATTTGTTAATACCAAGTTCGGTCCTAATTCTATATGAATCACCCATGTAATATCTTTAATTTATAAATAGTTTATGTGTAATTTTTAAGAATCAAATAGACACACATTGTAAATTATAAACCAAAGCTTAGGATAATAAACCTATTAAGAGAATGTCGTGGATTGGAAGTTTACTACTGAAACTTTAATATCCTTATTTGGATATCTAATTTGGTAAACTTGAGAAGGTTGTGCAAAAATAGTGTCAGCAACAGGAGCAATTTGTCTCGTTTCAGGATCAGAATATTGCATAGATGTTTCAGCCGAAGAATATTGCCCACCCACATTATTGAAAACCTTAATTCCGGCAACTGTTAGTACACCATTTTGGTTCTGTACAATACTTTGTATCTCAGACAAATAAACATTCTGTCCTAATTCCCTCACTTGTGGATTAAAGTAAGTCGAAATTCTGTCTACAACATCAGCAATAACTTGTCCTGAATTCTGTGCCGAAGTTAATACAACTGACACCTCAACACTAAGATCAATTACTTCTGCAGTCAAAATGGAAATGTAGTCATTAATCATTCTATAGTTAGAAAGATAGGTGGCAACATTTTGTCTCAAGGTATTTGATACAATATTAGTTAATTTACCTGAGGTATCGTAAGACAACAATTGAATTAAAATTTTATTATCATTTTCTGTAACTGAAACTTTTGCAGGTGCTCCAAATTCTGAAGGCATATTCCTGATGATAGATTCGTAGTCTTGAACTGTCACCGCTCTCTTCTGTGCTGAAAAGTTGAATGATACATAATTTCTAATCTCTTCCAAAGATGGTAACCCTGCACCACCAATCGCTGCAGTAACGTTATTACATCTTAAAGAATTAACTACTGATGAGTTTGTAAGTTCTGAAGGACCATTAACGAAGAAAGATACCGTACCAATCTGAGTGATAACATTAGTTCCCAAGTTGGTACCTAAACCACCCCCAACTCTATATTGAACAAATAGAGTTGAATTGGGAGTTAAAGCCGACCCCAAAGATAAATTGTTTGAATATCGTTGTAGGTCTATCGTTGCTCCTAATGTTGTAAATTGATTCAACGCATCTTGTGCCGTATTGGTTCCTCCACCAAAAGTTAATTTCTTAAACCCTTCAGGAGTGTATTCACTAATAAATCTATTTTGTGTTTGAATGTATCTACCAACTTTAATACCAGGTTGGTCAGATACTTTTGTAGGATCTTCAATAAAGACCCTATCTTCGGCAAGGGCATCTACTTCATACCATTTGTTAGAAACTCCTAAGAATTCCGCTGCTGTAGGTATGTTTGTATATTCAGTGCCACTTTTAAGTAGTACACTTGTGATTCCTAATACATTTTTTTCAGGTAAGAATAATTCAAAAAATGGCTTAACATC